CGTGAGTTAGACAGCTTCTTACGAGCGTCATTTAAGCTCTGCTGCGTCTCGCTCTCGTCGTCTAACACTAGCGCCGAGGCAAGGTCAACGAAAGTTAGACCGACGCCGTACATAAGATTTTGTGTGCCAGCAGACATGTTAGCCATGGCTAGGCCGGGCTGTGATGCTACGGATTGCAGAGCCTGCGCCGGGTTGACGTTCTCTACCTGCTCTTTGGCGTACTCGCCCGTCAGCCGCTCAGCCTCTGCCCTTACTTCAGGGTTACTGTTGAGTAGCTCAGCTTCTGCCGAGTCTTTAGCAGCGGGATCGTTGAGCAGCTTAGTAAGCTGGTCAAACTGCTGTTTATTCAGTGTTGCCATTTAGGGTGGCCCCAGCAAGTCCAGTACAGTCTTAGTAACACCCGTCGCCGCGCTGTTCGCTGCGTCTGTGGTGGTGTCTAACGAATCAATCTGCGTGTTCAGCTTTAGCAGCTCTAACGCTTCCTTCTCGCTCGGCTTGTAAATTGCTATGTCCGCACCCTCGCCTGTATCGAAGTCAGTCGGCAACAGGTCAAGCCTACCGGACTCAAGCGCTGTCTGCGCTCTCCGGCGGTATGCCATCAGCTGCTGTGTTACGTCGATGTACTTCGCCATGAACTGTGTCGGGCTGTCCTGCTCTACGTCAGGGAACGCCTTACGCAGACGTGAAGCCTCAGCTTCAGACATCTGGGCACCGGTTATCAGCTTGATGTACCGGTTTAGACCGTCTAACGACGAGCGCTTGAACGCTGCGTATTCCGTTAGGAATTTCTTTTGATCGACACCTACCGGTATCATCGCCTTTTCCAAGACGGCTGTTAGACCGGCACGTCCTTGGCCTATCCACGTCAGATACTCGGGCTTGTAGAGCTTTCCTATGTTGGTGATAAGGTCGAGCTGGTTACCAGCGTCCATAAGGTTCGCTTGCAGCTTGTTGACAGTCGGCGTCGTCAGTGAAGCTGCGAACAGGTCAGACTCGGTCTTGCCAAACAGGTAGTTCTTCTTGGCGATGTTCTGGTTCACGAGCAGCAGTCTATCGTTTAGACTACGCTGTATCGCTGGGTCAGAGGCGCTGTCTATCTGAGCGAGCAGTGATTCTTTCTCGTTCAGCAGTTCACTGATCTCGGAGACGCCTATCTGACCACGTCGAGCTATGCTCTCCTCAGTGCTGGCTACCGTGGCAGCCGTCTTAGCCTTGGCGTCCTTGACAGACGCGAGGCGCTTCAGCTCGTTGTCGAACTCTTGACGTGCGCCTAACGATAGCTTTGTGGCCTCGTCGTCCATGCCCAGCTTACGCAGCGAGCGTGCAGCGTTCATGCGTCCTGCATACGTTGCGAATTGCACACCCACTACGGGGGTCTGCTTTCTGATAATCTCTTGAGACTCAGACATAGCTTTCTGTACTGCCTTGGCCTTGCGTACTGACGCAAAGTCTCGCGGTACATTTTGCTTGGCAGCTGCGCGAGCCTCTTGTGGACTCATGCCTGACTCCTCGGTCAGACGCTCTGCTTCCGACCGGCGCGCTCTGCGCGTGTCGATGGTCTTGCGGAGCGGCCCGGCGAAGATAGCGGCCAGAGCCAAGCCAGCCTGCCCGCCAGCCGACTGCCCTGCGGCAGTCTTAGCGAAGGCGGCGCGGCTGTTTGCTACGTTAGCCTGTATAGCCGCGAGGACTTCCTGCGGCGTCTTCTGTCCGAAAGCGTCCGGCATTACGCGCCACTCCCTATACCAAAGGAATTAAATCCTGTTGCCAAGCCGCCAGCAGCGTTCAGTACCTCAAGGAACGGTGACTTAGCGTTCGCTGCGTTCTGCGAACTTATGCCTGCCGCCGCAAAGTTGGTGTTAGACGCTCGTGACGCCTCTGCTCCGCCTGCCTGTAAGAAGGACAGCGGTAGTTGCGCCAAGCCAGCAGCACTCTGTATGCCGCCGAACCCGATGTTAGCACCCTGCGCCTGATTAGCGAGGAACTGCTGGAAGATATTACCACGGCTCTGCTGTGAGCCTAGTACTCTACTAAAGGCATCCTTCTGCAAGGACTGCCCGGCCTGAAGTCCGGCGAGGTCAAACTGCAAACCTTGCTCAAACATGTTGCGTTCGAGGTCGCCTGCTCGTGCTATGCCTGCGCTCGAACCGAGGTTGCCGCTGGCTTTTAGACGGTCAAACGTCCTGTTTACAGTACGCTGGTTTCTGCGCTCGCTGAGTGCGCGAAGGCGCGCCGACACGTCAGCACCCAAGTCGAACGGGTCTGCCTGAGCCGTGCTTTGCGCACCCTTGAAGATGTCGCCCAAGCTACCGAAGTCTCCAAACTGACTGAAGTCCTCGAAGCCTGCGCCTGCCTGCGCGAAGCCTTGACTGGCCGTACCTTGCGCTTGGTCTAACAACGGTTGGAAGCTGCCTAACCCAAGCTCAGTAGTGCCCTGTCCATCAGCAAACTCCGAGCCTGCTGTGATACCACCGGGGCCGCTGGTGTTAGTGAGGTTGATGATCCCAGCCTGAGCCTGCGACGACGCTTGCTCTCTGTCGGCCTTGCCCGGATCGAATATGTCTGATAGAAAGCCCATTATGCTAAAATCTCCATTTCAAACCATGCCTGATCTGCGAGTAGGTCGAGATTGCTACCGAAGTTCTGGTAAACCTGCACTTCAAAGTAGCTGGTGGCTGTTGTAGTGATAGTGCCCGACTGAATAATCATGCCGCAATTAACAGCAGCGGCGGAGTTCATTGAAGCACTTGAGTTGATGAGTGGCAGGAAGGTGTCTCGTACGGTGTCGATACCGCCAGAGCCGCCGTTCTTGCGTATCTTCATTATGCGTTGCCCCTCTTGGCCGACCTCGAACTGCACGCCAGCGGAGAGTCGTATTCTAGTGACTCCCGCAGGAACAGTTAGACGACCTGTGTTAGACCCGGTGTCATGGATCGTGTCGGTGTCGAAGGACTCAGAGTCAAAGAGTACCGTCGTCCACGTAGCAGTAACAATCGCTATGGCAGAGTTGTTGTAGGCGCACGCCCCTCGTACTCCCGGGCCGCTTCCGTTGGCAAAGCCGCCACCGTAAGCTGCGAGAGTCTCGCAGGTGATAACGCGTCCGGTATCCGAACCAGCGTCCACTTCTGCTTGTATGGCTAGCTCTACTGCACCGCGCTGTGTTGCGGTGGCTTGCAGCAGGTTGGTCATCTGCGCTAGGGTGGACGGGCTGATAACCCGATCTGCGTCTGTGCCTGTGTTAGCTTCTGCATTAGTGGCTAACTCTACAGCGCCTCTCTGTGTGAGAGTAGCCTGTAGCAGATTAGTCATCTGTGCCAAGTTGGCGGGAGTTATGGCTCTGCCTGTATCACTACCCGTGTTCGTCTCTGCGTCGGTAGCCAGCTCTACTGGCCCTCTAACGGTTAGACTGGCCGTAGCCAGTTCAGCGTCATTGACCTTAGCACTGCCGTCTAAGCCAGCGTAGCCGCCTGCGGAACTCTTGTTCGTTGAGTCTTCCTTCGAGGCTACCGCCGTAACGATGGCATCGAATTCGGTGTCGAAGTACGAACCTTTAATCAGCTTGAGAGGGTCACCCGTGGAGAGTGCATCCTTCGCTGTAAAGTCTGTGGTCTTTGTGTAGTCTGACATTAGGTTACCATACGTCCTATCTTGGGAGCGATGCTGAGTTGTTGGACAACCAGATCGAATGAGTTGATTGTAGCTGTTACGCCTAAGCGTATGAACTGGCCCTCACCATACGCAGGCAACGTCTTGCGCTGTATGCGTACTCCGCCGGAGAACTCGCCGAGGTTGAACTCTGCACCGGATATTAAGTCGTTGAACTCCGCGCTCGCTAGACCTGTGTAACTATGCGTGCGTGTGTTTGTCGTGCCTGAGAAATCAAATTCCCAGACGTGGCTTATGTCACCAACCCCGACGGATACTACGCTTACGATTTCCTTAAGCATCTTTAGACGGTGGTTGAGCTGCTGGAAATCCAGCCAGCCTGACCAGAACTCGAATGAGTAGGTGCTGCCGTTGTCTTGGTTTAGACCGTACTTGCCGACAATTCCTGCACTGCCGAAGTATATACCTCGACTGTCGGTAGAGGCCAGCGCTATTATAGAGCCGCCTAATTGCCATTGCAACACGGGGACAGCAGGCTCGCTGTCGTCGTCTTGGAACGGGTGATGTGTGTCGAGCGCAAACATCGAGCCATAGACCGGGAAGTTGATAATGTACAGACCTTCCGTGGCGTCATGGATGGCACGCACTTGGTCTAAATTAGGATCGACGGCGATCTGCTTAGCGATAGCGTCGAGGAACCGTGAGCGTACGTTCTTCGTCAGGATAACGACCGGGTTACTCTTTGACTGAATGACTCGGCCAAGTGACTGAAGACCATGCTTGGACAGGAATACTAGATCGCCTTCACCTGTCGCAGCGATAGAGTCGCGTGCTATGCAGCCAGTACCTTCGATGGTGTCCACGACCTCAAGCCGGGACGGGTCTAGGCCAAGTTCGGAACCGGAACCATCAGCCCATATTACGATGTGCTTCTTGCCGAACACTATGATGTTCGCGCCAAGTGCCGTGATGGCTACGCACTCGTCAGCGCCGCCTGTCCACACTGAAGTCATGTCGATGATTCCACCACCGCTTGCGGTTGTGAAGTCTTGGCCGTCTAACAGCGCAGAGTATCTGATCGTCTGCTTATCTTTGTCCAGTGCCCAGAGGCGACCGAAGGCCGCGACTACGTCGTTGCCGTCTGGTAGTGTTCCTGCACCGGTCAGGTCGGCGAAGTCGCCAGTCCCGCGTATAATCGGGATGTGGTCACGCTGGAACCCGAAGCAGTTGTTACCGAGGTTGACAAACTTCCAGTGATCGGCGGTCGGTGCGTTGTCTGCGCTCGTGATGTCGTTAGCGGCATCTGTGAAGTCGGATATGTTTTTGTAAATCTTGTTCCCGGCAGCCGATATGATGATCCTGTTGCCGTTCTTAAGTACCTGCTCGTGAATCACGTCTATAGTAGGCGTGCCTGCGATAGCCGTATTCGTCTGGGACGACCAGCCTTTGCGAGCGCCTATCCTACCGGATCGGTTGATCGCAGCGTTAAGCGCAGTCGTCGCCCACTGAGGGCGCAGCAATGTGCTAGCCTTCTCAGTGTTCAGCCCGAACGAACCGGGTGCGACAATATCTACTGGTTGAATCTGGGGCATTACC